ATAAGTGACGTTCAGAGCATCTCCTCCCAGACACGCTCTTGTTCACTTGGACCCCTGCTTTTTAGCGGGGGTTCTTTTTTGCTTTGTTTGCCAGTAAGGTCGCCGCAGCAGGGAAGGTTGAGCTATGTCAAGTGAAGTTTTTGTTATCTCGAAGGGCATGGAGATTGATGCCGAGATCATTGATGCGGTGTTTGACTTTATGGATGAGTGCCACGACGAGGGATACAACGCCGCTCAGATCATGGTTGCGATGCTCTGCGTGGTTCAGATGATCCAGGAATCCGCAGGCACCTCGCAATCTATCCATTGATCGTGTATCATATGGGTGAGCTTTTCCATCGGAGGTGAGCTTTTCCATCGCAGGGGGTCAAATGTCTATTCGCTTCTCAATCAAGGCCGACACCGATCAGATGTACAAGAAGTTGGACAACTTGGCGCGGCGTCAGATCCCCTTCGCGGTTGCCAGGGCTGTCACGCAAACAGCGGTAAAGGTGAGAAACGAAGACATTACCCGCGAATACATGAGGACCTTTGAGGCGCGCAACTTATCTTTCATCATGGCTGTTCACCGGGTTTTCGGCGCCAACGCCTCTTACGCTAAGCGCACTGGGATGGCTGTGGCGTCGATCCAGCCTGTTGATGACCCTGTGCCTGCTGGGACAACCCAGTCTGCTGCTGGTGAAAAGCAAGGCCCAAGAAAAACAATAGCTGGCACGCAGTTTATGAAGCGGCATGTCTCAGGTGACATTAAGACATCTGGGCGCAAAAAGCTCGCCATCCCGATCAGCGGCGCAAAGATCAAGCGGCGGCAGGGTTCTGGCCCTATGGCAGGGCGTATTACCGAGGCATCCAAGCCAAAGCAAGTGCTGGCGCGTAAAAATACTTTTTATGGCACTAGCAAGCGTACTGGCAAAAGCATGATTATGGAGCGCACCGGAGGCAAGAAAAACAGAAAGATAAAGGCGCTTTATACCTTATCTCCAAGCGCAAAGATCAAGCGCGTTTATGATCCGCTGCCAGCAGCCAAGCGCGGCATCGCGCGAACTTTCCCCACACTTTTCCGCAAATCTTTCGTCGGCGCACTTCGCACGGCAAAAATGCGCGGCTGAACTTTTCCCTCGGTGGCCTGAACTTTTCCCTCGGTGAGCTTTTTCCACGGTGGGGTGAGCTTTTCCCTCGGTCATGGTTTTGTTCGTTTTTGGTGGCGTTTTGCCGCCCGCTCGCTGCGTCGCGGCGTGATTTTGACGCTGCATCGCGGCATTTTGGGCGGGCTGATTTAATTGCGAAAAATTGGAAATAGGTGCAATTATTACTTGCGATGCATATACTTTATATATACTCAGGTGACAGGCGGTTTGATTGGCCGCGATATTGAAAGGGAAATGCAATGTGCAAAGAATGTCGAACCTATCCGAAAATGGCCGCCATGGGCGCAATTGACTGTCACTATAAAATCGCCGGCGAATTTGCGGCCGGGATTATTGGCTTGATGCTATTTGCCGCGATTGTCTTTTATGCGCCCGCGCTCATGGCGACGGAATTTTGGACCGACGCTTGCGGATATGGCGCTTTTAACAATTGGTTTGAGGTCGGCTATTATTTCCAATCATCATCAAGCGCGCTTTGCGACGCGGCGCAAATCCAATCTCAAACAATTGCAAACTAGGAAGGGAAATAAAATGACATATACAAATAAAGCAAAATTCATCGCGGACCTGGAAAGCAAGAAAATTCCCGGCGTTATCTTGTGGCGCGGTGCAAGTGCTATCGACGGCGCGCCAATTGTATTGGTCGCAAATAGGTTCGACGCTAAAAGCGGGAACGATAAAACCGGGGCGATGATTCAGACTTGGATATTGCCGGACCCGCACGCGGCCGGGATTGAATGCGCCGGGTCGCGCCCGGCAAAAATTATGGCATGGCTAAAAGACACGGCCGCGCAATCAATTTGTGGTGATTGCCCGCACGCCTGGCAATATAACGCCGCGACCGGACAAAATGAAAAGGGGACATGTTATGTCCGGGAATATCAAGCGCCCGCCGCGACCCTTGGCGGCGTATATCGCGGCGCCTATCCTATAGCGGGCGTCGATTTTCCGGCCGCTTGGATATCCGATATTGGCGCGGGTCGCGATATACGCGCCGGATCTTATGGCGACCCGGCCGCTTGCGCGCCGGAAATTTGGGCGGCATTTATGGAAAAATGCGCGGGTCGCACGGGATACACCCACGGCTGGAAAAGTGCTTTCCCGGCATTTAAGCGCAATTCATGGCGCTTGCGTCACTTGCTTATGGCATCATGCGACAGCGCGGCCGATTTGCGCGCCGCCCGTGACGCCGGATATCGCGGATTTTATGTCATCCCGCACGGCGCAATCAATACCCGCGCGGACATAAAAGCGGGCGCAATTGTACCCGGTGCAATGGTTTGTCCGGCTTCTAATGAATTCGAGACAATTACCGGCCGCGCGACATCATGCATTGATTGCGGCGCGTGCAGCGGCGCGGCTGGCAAGGGCGCGCGCATGCCGGACATCATAATTGCGGACCATAGCACGAAAAAGCGCGGCAATGCCGCAAAATTGGCGGCATCATGCCCGGCGGCCGCAAACATGCTGGCAAATATGGGGGAATTGGTATGAATATCGAAAACAATATTGACGCGCTGACAATGGCGCTTGCACTAGCAATTTCAGCGCCTGATGAAAGCCGCGCGGCTGAATGCATAGCAATGGCTGAAAGCATTGCAAATAATGGGATGACAATTGAGCAAGTCACGGCTTGCAAATTGGCGGCTGAAAAAATGATAGGATTGAATGATGAATAACCAACTAATAAAAGAAAATATACATGGCGAATTTGACGTTTTATTGGACCCGGTCACAAATTTTTGCGCAATCAAGCGCGGCGATGATATAGGGCCATTTTTCGACAGTTGGCACGATTGCGTCGACTGGGGTCAAGATACCCGGTGCGGCGCGCTATCATTGCCCGGTTATGACATCGCGCCATTGGCGGGCTTGCAAGCCATATTTGCTCAAATGTATATCAACAGATTGGCGGGCGCGGCATAATGGAAAAAACATGTAACTTATGCGGCATTGCAATCATGCTGGCAATCATGGCGCTGATTTAAGCGCGCCGCCATAACCTAATATCAAGCCCGCCATTGTGCGGGCTTTTTGCTGTCCGCTTGCCCGCCCGCCTATCTGCCCGCCATTGTGCGGGCTTTTTGCTGTCCGCTTGCCCGCCTGGAATATAGGCGGAAACTATCCCGCGCAAATATCGCCGCACATTGCCCAAACCAATCGAGCCACCCTATAGGCCCTCCGGATATACCGGCCACCAGAACGCCTAAAAAGGGGCCGTTTTTAGGCCGTTTTAAGCGTGTTTGCGTAAATGTGACCCGAGGCTCACGCAGCCACCGTTCCACCCGCTCAAATAGGCGTACAGTGGCGCGCAACCGGGAGCAAAAGGTACTATGGCAAAGGTGCCATGCGGGTACGCGCGAGGCACGTTTGTTTTTTAGCGATAGAACTGTATATATGGAGGTGTCTGCGAAAGGATAGCACAAAATGTCTAGCGTGTCAGAATTAGCTGCGCATCTTCAAACAAGCACAAAAACCGTGCATGATATGATAAATAAGGGAATTATCACCAAGCAAGAGCGTGGAAAGTACGACATTGACTTGGCTCGCAAGGAATACATCCTGCATGTCAGGGAAATTGCCGCTGGCCGAGCAAAGGTTGGTGATCTTGATCTGCAAGAGGAGCGAGCGCGTCTAGCGAAAGAGCAAGCTGACTCCAAGGAAATGGAGAATGCTGTCGAGCGCGGTGATCTTGTGTATATCGAAAATGTAGCTAAACAGTTTGAGTTGCAGCTAACGAAGGTCCGAACAAAGTTGTTGGCTGTCCCGACGAAGGTTGCACCTGAAGCTCACATCGCGGCAACGGTAAAAGAGGTCCAGAGCTTGATTGAGGCTGAAATAGTAGAGGCACTGAATGAATTGGTCGGATACGACAAAGAAGCAGCAAGCGAAGAAACTTGAATCTCGCCTGTCTTCTGCCATTGCCAAGGCGTTAAAGCCACCACCAAAGCTGAATGTGAGTGAGTGGGCTGATAATTACCGCCAGCTCTCAAGTGAAAGCTCTGCGGAGGCTGGTCGGTGGACCACATCCAGGGCTGAATATCAACGCGGAATGATGGACGCCGTATCTGACCCGAATGTTGAGACGGTGGTTTTAATGACGGGCGCGCAGATCGGCAAGACTGAGCTGATTAACAATGTTGTCGGTTATCATATACATCAAGACCCAGCTCCAATGTTGGTTGTGCAGCCGACGCTTGAAATGGCGCAAACCTGGTCAAAGGACAGGCTTTCTCCGGCGATCCGGGATACGCCTGTGCTGTCGGAGAAGATCAAGAACCCAAGGTCACGCGACAGCGGCAACACAACGCTGCATAAGGTCTTCCCCGGCGGGCATGTTACGGCTTGTGGCGCGAACTCTCCTTCATCACTGGCATCTCGGCCATGTCGCATCATTCTGTGCGATGAGGTTGACCGCTATCCGTTATCTGCCGGAACGGAGGGTGATCCTGTCTCACTGGCCAAAAAGCGATCAACTACCTTCTGGAACCGCAAGATCATCATGGTCAGCACGCCGACCGACAAGGGTGCGAGTCGGATTGAGGCTGCGTATGAGGAAAGCGACAAGCGCAGGTATTTTGTCCCGTGTCAGGATTGCGGTGAGCATCAAGTCTTGAAGTGGTCCAACGTGAAGTGGGAGGAAGGTAAGCCTGCATCGGCTGAATACGTTTGCGAGCATTGTGGGAGCTGTTGGAGCGATGTTAAGCGTTTTGCGGCTATCAGATATGGTGAATGGCGCAAAACAGCAGAAGGCGACGGGAAAACTGCTGGTTTCCACCTTTCTGGCTTATATTCACCGTGGACGCCGATGGAAGACACGGTTCGAGACTTCTTGGCGTCAAAGCGAGACCCAATGCGGTTAAAAACTTGGGTCAACACCTTTCTTGGTGAGACTTGGGAGGAGCAGGGTGACAGGATTGACGAATTTGACCTGATGGATCGCTGTGAGGACTGGGGCGATGAATTGCCGGAAGATGTCTTGCTGATGACTGCTGGCATTGACGTTCAGGATGATCGCTTGGAGATCGAGGTTGTTGGCTGGGGTCGGGGCGAAGAAAGCTGGTCAATTTCGTATGATACGCTTTATGGCGACCCATCGACCTCGGAATTGTGGATCAGGCTCGATAGCTTGCTTCAAAAGACGTTCACGCATCCTCTGCATGGTGAGATGGTTATACGCTCTTCCTGCATTGACTCCGGCGGTCACTACACGCAGCAGGTTTACAATTATGCGCGCCAAAGGTCAGGACGCAGGGTATTTGCGATCAAGGGTGTTGGCGGTGAGGGGAAGCCTATCATTGGCCGACCAACCAAGAACAACATCGGAAAGATAAACCTTTTCCCTGTTGGTACTGACACTGCCAAGGAATTAGTGTATGCTCGCCTGAAGATGACGGATGAGGGTGACGGCTACTGCCACTTTCCAGAGGGTCGCAATGCGGAATATTTCCGTATGCTGACCGCTGAAAAGAAGGTCACGAAGTATTTTAAGGGTCGCCCAAAGCGTGAATGGGTTAAGATTAGGCAAAGGAACGAAGCATTGGATTGCAGAGTTTACGCTACCGCCGCACTGGCCGTATTGAACCTGAATATTGAGGCAGTTTACAAGCAGGCACAAAATAGGGTATTATCCGAACAAACTCAACGTCCGTCTAGGGGTCCAGCAATGCCTAGACGCAGTTCCTTTGTGCATGGGTACAAATAATGGCTAATCTTTTTGACTCCGCTAATGCACCAGAGGGCGAACCTCTCGAAGTTGTTGTCGGTGACTTCCTACAATGGAAGCGCAGCGATTTAGTCGCTGACTATCCTGCTGCGACACATACTGCTGAATATGTGGCCAGGGTTACTGGTGGCGGAAGCAGCGAGATCAAGTTGCTTGGGGTCGGCAGTGCAGATTACTATCTGTTCACGGTTGATAGTGATACATCGTCTGACTTTGACCCTGGCTTTTATCACTGGCAGCTTGAGATCACTGAGACATCTAGCGGGAATCGCGTTGTTGTGCAGCGAGGTGAGTTCAACGCTGTAGTTGACCTTGACGTAAACGGCACTGATCCTCGGACGCATTCTGAGATCATGCTGGATAAGATCGAAACTATACTTGAAGGCAAAGCTGACAGCGATGTTTCTAATTATAGCATTGCTGGTCGTTCTCTAACAAAGATGACTTTTGATGAGCTTATGGTCGCC